GCCATCCTTGAGAATAAACATTGTATATTTTTTCCAAAACAGATTTTGTTTTTTCTACAAATTCTTTTTGATTCATTCTGCGTGGTTCTTGCAGTTCAATTTTAAATAAATCTTCCATTCTATTCTGATTTAAAGGTTTTGTTGTAGTATTGTTCAGGAGTTTTACTTCCTCCTATACATTCATCATTTACGCCATCATTATAAGCATCTTTCATTTGTTCTTCAAACATTTTATTAGCTTGTTCAACTATATTTTCATCATATTTTGGTCTGAAATCATACCCATTTTCATTTAGATGATTTATATATCCTATCAACCATTCTACTGCTGTTTTCATTTATTGAAATTTTAATAATTTATAATTCATTCGTAATTTTTCTTTCCAAAATTCAGACTCGTTTTTATAAGCTTCGCAAATCGCTTTGAATTTTTCGTAACTCGTACTTTTTGATTCAATAATTTTAGTTGCTTTTGCTTTTCCTATTCCTTTCACGCCTTTAATATTGTCGCATGCGTCACCAACTAAAAACAGTTCACAAAGTAAATTTTCGCAGTCAATTTTTGTCATGTTTTTAAACCCTTTTCGGATTTTAAATTCTTCGCCGTTTTCGTCGTATCTTTTAAGCTGGTAATAATCAAAATGAAGTCCCTCGATTTGCTTTAAATCTTTGTCGATTGAACAAATTATATAATCGTTTACGTTTAACAGTTGAGCGTTGTAAAAAATAAGATCGTCGGCTTCGTATTCGTCGTGGGCAAATGAATTATTCCAATATTCGATCAAATAATTTCGTAACTCAGAAATCCAGCGATTTGGTTTTTTACGATTCGCTTTATATTGTGGATCGATTTCTTTTCGAAAGTTGTTTTTACACTTAGTAAAAAAATACATGGTTTTTTCTACGTGGAAATGCTCTTCAATTTCGTTCAAAATATCAAAACTTATTTTTTCAAAACGATCGTAACCACGTTGTAAAATTTCCATTTCAATCTCAAAGCGTAATTTTCCGCTTTTTAGCATGTCCCGGATTTCTCCGAAACTGACAACCTTGTAAATCGATTGATAAACAAGGCTATCCGCGTCAAATAAAACTATCTTAGATTCCATTTTCATTTAGAAAATTGATTTGTTCTTTTGTTAATTCGAAACGTGATTCAAGATCCGCCCGTTTAAATTCACCGCTTTGTATTTTCTCAACTGCTGCCTTGAATCTTTTTGAATCTAAAACTTGCGTTCCTGAAGCGTCCCGGTCTTCATCTGTTACCAACCCTAAAATTGAGCTTAAACAATACCTACGAAAATAAGTAACGCCACTACCAAAAGATTGATATTCATTCATTGCTTTAAATTGAACAATAGGAATTACAGTCGAACTTTCTAATTTTTCACCGCTTTCACAATCAAAAATAATCGTAACTAAATAGTTTTGACCTTCGTGCGTGTTAATCAGTTGTGAGAATCCAAGCCCGTGTTTCTGCATTAACGGGTTTATGGTTTCAAAGATCTTTGGTAGATCCGCAAATTTGTAACCGTATCCTTGAGATACTTTGTGAATTACTTTGATTTCCTGTTGGAATGCCGCAAGGCTTTTAAATAGTGCTTTCATTTTGCTTTGTTTTTATTTATTAATCTACTATTACTATTAAACCGTTTCTTCCAAATCTTTTATGCCATGTACAAACCGTGTCGCCGTTAATATTTTTGATCAAAACGTTTTTACCTATAAAGCAAATATGCTTTGCCGTTGGAACCAATTCTAAAATTAATTTTTTAGTAATTTTCCCGAATGTTTTTTGTGTTGTTTCAACTTGTTTCATATCCTTTGTTTTTAATTGTTTACAAATATAATCTAAATTTTTAATATAAAGATACTTTTTAAAAAAATATTACAAAAAATTATTTAAACCACGTGCGCAACGATCAATTGAATTTGCGCGCTCCTGTAGGCTTTTAATTTGTTCCTGAATAGTTTGCTTACAATCAGTTGTAAAATACCCCTGTGAGGTCGCTATTAACGGCAATAAGCTATTTGAACGAATATAGTTAACCAGCTTTCGTAATCGTGGACCGGTTAATCTTATTTTATAACCTCGATCCGTTAAAAATTGATTCATTCGTTTTACTATTAATTCAGCTTTTATTGGGTTGTTCTTTTTATACGCCCTGAATCCATGAATTACAATAGGTAAAATTTCCAATTCCTGGTCGGTTAATTCATGGGTGTAATTTTCAAAATTTGTAATCATAATTCTTTTCCTGTTAATGCAAAATATAAGTTTTGAAGTTGGTGAACGTATTTTATTGTTGCAATTGAAAGTGTTGGCGGTGAAACACACTCTAAAGTCAAGCTCCATTCATCACTTTTTTCACTATATGCTATTCTTATAGCTTGTCGCCATAAACCTTTTTGTTTTTTTACTAACCAATTACTTCCACTCATGTTTAAGTCTACATCTTCAAACCCAAACTTCAATAACCATTCTTCAGTTAGTGGGATTGGTTTCATATCAAGTAAATGGTAAAAATCCCCGTCAAATTGTTTTATTTCATCTTTTTCTATAAACCAATTTCCTATCCTTAATTCGTTTGCTTTCATAACTTTTTTTTAATTTTTTTCAAATCTAATCTAAATTTTTAATATATCAAATACATTTTTTAATTATTTTCTAATTCCTTAATTTTGCTTTTATACGCGCTAATTAATTCCTTTAACTCTTCAATGCTGTATTTTCTTGGAATTTTCGCTATTGCATCAATTTCTGCTAATTTATCCGATCCATATTTTTCAATAAATCCAATTCTGTAATTATTCACGTCACCGCTTAAATCTTTGTTGCATGGTCTTGAACATTGACCGTTAACATTAAGTTCATTAAATCGAATATTTGCATGCCCTCCAGCGCTCCAAAGGTGTCCCGCGTCACAATTACCGGCTTTAATCGGTTTATTACAAGAAATGCAATTTTGCCCCTGATCACGAAGTCGAATAAATTTATTAAATACTTGCTGCGCTATTTTTATGTAATCGCTCAAAGTCATTAATTCAGCTTTTAACTTCGCTTTTTTCTTAGTCCATTGCTTTTGCTTTGTTTCGTTTATCCAATCAGTAACACAATTAGGCTCAAAGCAATTTTTTTGAAGGAAGGAAATAGGTTCAAATTTTTCTTTGCAGTATTTACATTTTTTCATAGTCCGTTTAATAAATTTCCGATATGTTTATTCAGGCTTTTATTTTCCTGTTTGAGCTTTATGTTTTCCAACTGTAAATCGTGGTTTCTGCTATTCGTGGCGCGTGTTACATTCTCGCAGTGTGTAAAGTATTGAATTGATTCAGCAACTTCATTTAAACTTTCGCGCATAGGATCTAAAATGTCGCTGCGTTCCGGATGCTTTTCTTCAATTTCTTCAATGCTGTTTTTAATTCGCCAATAAAGTACGTTTAAACCCGCTTTTCTTTTAATCATTTCTAAACTCATATTTTTATTTTTTAAAATGGTGCGTTTTCGTTTGCTATTCTTATTTTTTCACTCGTGGAAATTAAATCCGGTACGTTATCAAATTTTAGTTTTGTTGGAAATTGGTTTGATATTGGTTTAATTTCTGCTAAATCTTTTCTATTTGCGTAAACCTTATTTCCTAAATTATCGCGCATGTAATATTGGTATTTTGAAACGTCCAAATACATTTTATAAATTCCATTTTTTGAAACTCCTTTTGGCTTGCTTTTAGCCACTTTTAAATGTACTTCGTTTTCTTCATATACATTACCGTTTGAATCTACTAATCCTGCAGGTGGGCGCCATGGAATTAAAACTGTTAATCCTTTACGGAACCATACTTGACCGCCTGCGAAGTCGCGTGCCGTTGGCATCGGGTAAAATGTTTGTCCGTTTTGTGTAATTGGTGCCTGGTCCCGAACGTGGTTTATTATACAATTGTGGCGTTTTGTTTTCCGCGCGTTTTTTCTGGCCATTCCTAAAATTCTACTCAAATATTTATCTTCGCGCCCTAAATCCGATTGTATATATTCCTCGGTTAACTCATTCCATGGATCAATTGTCGTGGTGTTTATTGTTATTTCGTGCGTTTTTTCAATTTCATCGACTAATTTATAAAAATTTTCTAAGGTTAAATCTTCATCAATTGGATCCACGACAATAAAATGATCGTTTACAAACATTTCAGCCGTTATTTGTTCGCCTGGACTCATTGAAAATTCGCCAATTGTGTACGGTTTCCCGATATATTTATGACAAAGTTCTGAATAAACTTCGGCTGCGCTTCCTGTTTCAGGTGAAAAAATTACATGCTTCCAACCGTGTAAACAACTTAAATTAATTAGGAATTCAAACCAAATTTCCGTTTTCCCACTTGCAGGAGCCGCTCCGATATAAGTTGTGCAACCCTCTTTTACTGTGTATGGTAACTGATCAAAATCCCAACCAATTGACTTTCCACGTACATTTTTCACGTGCCGAATGTTATGTAATTCAGGCTGTAAATCGCTTAATCTTTTATACATTTTATTCGTGAATTATATTTGGACTATAAACATTTCCCTGATCCGTTCGTAAATATCGAAGAGTATTTAAAAGCGTTGTTTTCCAATTAGAAATTTTCCTTTGCTTACCGTCTACGTTTACGCACCAATCATTTACTAACCAACTTTCATATTTTAATCGTACATCCTGTTTGTTTATGCTTGGTATTTGACCAACTGAATAAGCTAAAAATTCATCAATCGACGGTATAGTTATTTCTTTCTTTTCTTTCTTTCTTTCTTCTATTGTATTCACTTGCGTTTCACCTGCGTTTCGTTCGTGTTTCATTTGCGGTTCATCTGCGTTTCGTTCACCTTGGTAACTATCATAATTACAAACAGTTAACTGTGTCGTTACTGTGTCGCTTTTAATAATTACCATGTTATCGAGTTGTAACGTGTTCAAAAACCGTCTAACCTTAGATTTATCCCAATTCCAACGCTTCGACCAACTATCTAATGACAAAATACTTTGACCTCTTTTAACCTCATATAAACTACCTTTAATGATTGTTTTTGCATCAGTGTAATTTACTGTTAAAAGAATATCGTTCCAAGCTTCAAACCTACTAAAAACGCGTTTTTCGGTATATAACCAATGATTAGTTATTGACCTGTGTATTTTAATCCAACCGCTCATCTCTAAATGATTCTAAAGTTTTAATCAATGTAAACGCCTGTTTATTATCAATACAAACAGTTTTTGATTCTCCATTTTCAAAAATTTCAAAACAAATCCAATCACCTTTTGAAACAATCATTTTGTCTTGATCATTAAATTGACATTCTAAATAAATTTCATTCATAATTCAAATTTTTAAGCATAAAAAAAACCTCTTAACTCCTTTGGGGTCTGACGTCCAAATTCATTAAAAGGTCTTAATAACTTCTTTAGGTTCTATATTGTCAGACCGAACCGTTTGCAAATATAACTATAATTTTCTAATCATATTCATTATTTATCTTTTTTTTATTCAATAATCGATTATTTAATTGTGTAATTCGATTGATTTTTACCAATAAAC